TTCATTTTCCCCGTCTTGTGAAAACCCATATATTAATGCGTAAGTTAATAGGTTATTGCTAGATAGTTTTAATTCAGTAACCATCCAACCTTGAATAACTAAATAATTCTCTTTCATAAACTCAATGTTAATTAAAAACAAAACCCCCAATAAATCCGTATGCTCTCACCTATACTTCATTATTGAGGGTAACCCTAATTTCTTTTAGTTCTATATTGTGAGAGCGAACTTGTATGCAAATATAACTAAATTCTTTCTTTTAGCTCATTAATTAATAAATAAATTTGATATAGTCTTTTAACTATTTCATAATATTTAATAGTATCTATTTTTATTTCCTCTATTTCAAAAGTTTCTGTATTAATAAAGCATATTTTATCAGCATTTAACATTTCTTTATAAGTTGACAATTGAAGTTTTGTTTTTAAATATATTCGTTTATTTCTTTTAAAATCACAAACATAAATTAAACCGTTCTTTTTAAGTACAATATCTATTCTACCAATTATTTTGCCATTATTAATACTTTCTTCTATGCCTAGAATTTCATATTCAGATAAATTATATTTTAATTTTTCACACCCATCAAAATAAGTTCCATTTTTTAAATATTCTTCAATATCATTATGTTTATTAGTTCCTTCTAATTTTACACTATTTGTATATTCATCTAATGAAATACCTTTTAACCCTAATTTGTTAGCCCACCCTAACAGGGCAGGCTTATCTAATAAATCAATTAATTTTGTTATTGCTACCATTTAATTTTGATTCAATTTTTCTTTTCTCTTTAATAGATTTCCACTTCTCATATGCTTCTGATTTTGGTTGTGTTTGTCCTAAACCTTTACAATAATAGTCATTCCTTAATATGCATCTAGCCATCCTTTTCCAACTTGGAGCCCAACATTTAACCTCTAATGAGTGTGGTGCTTCATCTGGTATTGATTTATAGCCTCTTTGTAACCAACCAGCAATAAACTTTTCAAATCTCTCCATATAGTTTTGTCGTGTTTTTTTTGGTAAAGATTTCAATAGAAAATTAGTATAACTTTCCCATGTATGATTATCTGGTTTTTCAATGTTTACATTACCATTTATACTACCTCTCTCTTTAATATATAACGCACCTGAATTAACTCCACTAACTCTATTTAATAATTTAAACCATGTATCAGGTTCTAATATATGATATAACCATAATCCTTTTTTTTGATCATCTCCATATGGTTGACAAAGTCTTTGGTCACTAAATTTTACACCTGCTCTTGTCATCATATCGTAAATTTTATTATAAGGTAAATTTTTATGTCTTAAATGAAATATCCATATATCTTCTGTTCTCCAATCATATATAGGATAAATATTAAATATATTTTTATTTATTTTAGTAGTCCATTTATAATTATTATACATTAATCCATCTTTATTAGACGTGATTGCTCTATATCTATGTAAACTTTCATCAGAACGTATACCAATAAAACCTGCTGTTAATTTGCCTTGAGAATACCATTCTCCAAAAATTACCATAAATTCTTCGAACTCCATTTTTGGAACATAAAAATCATATTGACTTAAATCTGATGCTAATTTAGGTTTTTGTCTTACCCAAACATCTCTTTTTTCTTCATCCCAACACACCCATTTCGGCATAAAGTCTGATACAGCATTTCTCAATAACAACTCACCACAAAACCAATGTAAATCAATTACATCTTTATACATTTCAATCATATCTTCAATATGTTTGATTGTTTGTTTATATTGTGCTTCTAGATCAATAATTAATAAACCAACTTTAACACCTCTTTTTCTAGCTTCAGCACAAACTAAATGAGTCATTACAGATGAATCTTTACCACCAGAAAAACTTATATATATTCTTTCAAAATCATCAAATATTTTACTTATTCTTTGTCTTGATGCTTCTAATACACTTATATCTAATTCTACCTTTTTACTCATAATATTAATATAATTCAATTTGTCTACCTAAACTTAATGCATCATTTAAATCAACTGTATCTCTATTGTTTTTTATTAACCATATATTTAAATACTCTAACGCTAATTCATTTGCTTCATTTCTTTTATCTTCAGATATTTTAAACCATGCACTAGAATATCTTGAAGGAACACCACTTAAAATACATACTGATGCTTGGCCTAACCATGCTATCCTATTCATAGACTTGTTTGTTAGATAGTGTTCACATGAATAAATCCATTCATTTATAACTTTTTCTAATCCATTTTTAAACTCATCTTTATTTGATAAAATATCAATAAATATTTTTTCACATTCTTCATGTGATTTCCCATCTAACTTACTTTCATAAAATCCACTTTTATAACATTCCCATTTATCATAAGTATGGAATATTCTTGTTGGGTCATTTGTGTTACCTGTCCTATATTGCTCTATTTCAATAGGTAATAATTTATCATGAATAGGAATAAATCTTTCATTTGAATCCTCACTAACCCATGCTTTATTAAAATCTTTATCTGTAAATAAATGTTCTAAACCTGAAACTTGACATAATCTCAAAACTTCTTCTTCATCCATTCCTAGTTGTTTAGAAATTCTTTTATTAGTCCAATTTCTATTTTTTAATTCTATTACAATTTCACTCATTGCATCAACTTGATGCTTACCTCTTGCTCTATTATGTCTAATTGTAGATGCTATACGGTCATTTTTACTTGATTGTTCTTTTCTAATATTTACTACTGGTAAAAACCCCATAATTCTATTACTTACAACTTTAGATTCTTTACCTACTCTATTTCTATGAAAACCATCAATAACCTCTGTTTTTCCTTTATCTGGATTATTCCACGTCACAATTGGCTGTGTATATCCATCATTCATAATAGATACTTCTAATAGTTCCATTTCAGGAGGCGCGACTTTATTAGGGTTATAGTCATTAGCAACTACGTTTTCACTAAACTCCCATTTAACATAATCAATAGGCTCATTTTTAAAAGGGCTTAATAAATGAATCTCATACCTTAATTTATTGATAAATTCAACTTTTTCTTTTAATTCTAAATCATTAATTTGATTTTTGATTAACTCTAATAAATTTTCCATAATCTTTGTTTTTAAATTTGTTACAAATATATAATATTTTTATTATTAAATTATATTTATTCTATTTTTTTTAATTAAAAAATTAATATGGCATTTTATAACAATCTCCAACTTTTGGCACTAAATAAGTAGAATAAAAATCTCTTTTAGTGTATTTAGTTTGGTTAGAACAATCGTTAACTGTCCATATCATAGCAAAAACAGTGTTTTGATAGTTATTACTTTCACCTCCTACTGTAGTAAATATCTTAACATCTGTAACTCTATCGCATTGACAATCTACTTTAGTAGTTGTATTTTGTTTTATCTCTTCTTTTTTACAACCTATTAAACCAATTAATAGTACTGCTGTTATTAACTTATTCATTTTTAAAATAATTTTTGTTGTGAAACATGGTTTTTAATTCTTTCTATTGCTTTGTCGTAATATTCTTCGTCAATTTCACAAGCTGTTAACTCAAATCCTAAGTTGTGACAAGCTATCGCTATACTTCCACTTCCTAAATGGGTATCTAGTATCTTATCTCCTTCTTTAGCGTAATTAATTAGTATCCATTCATATAATGAAATAGGTTTTTGACAAGGATGCCATCGCATTTCATTTTCCCAATCAATTTTATTGCCTATCACATTTCCTATTGATGTGTAATGATATATCTTCATATTAACTCCAAAACTATGAGAGGCAATGTCACAATCGGATAATCCTCTAGGTGCTTTACGCTTACCACCGCCTGTTTTATCGTGTATTATTCTACCAACATCTTCTATATATTTCCCATAATAATTTACACCAAATATTATTGTATTTTTACTTACTCTTTTTAACTCTTTAAAATATGATTTTTTAGGTATTTCATTATTCCAATTTATTTTTTTATGATGTTTTTTGCTTTTAGTATTTCTAAAATCTCCAATACCATAAGGAGGGTCAACTATTGCCAAATCAAAATAGTTATCAGGATAACGTGACATTAACTGCATGTTATCTTGGTTTGTAATCTCAATTTTATCCGTTACTTTCATTTTCTAAATCTTTTATTACGTTTCTAAATTTATCTGCTAGTTTGTTATGGTCATCTGAAATACTTGCATCTGGATTATCTTTATACAAAGCATTTAGTAACTTGTTGCACTCTTTAACCAGGCTAGTGTTAACTAATTCAGGAAACACCTCGTTAGACTGTTCAATGTAGTCTATTAATGCTAACATTCCGCCATAAGTTGCTAATACTGCTGTGTTGTATTTTCTTTGATTAAGCAAGTATTGTTTTCTTCTTTGCTGTCTTAAAATCTTTTGATTCATAACTTTAATTTAAAAATTTTTCTACTCCGTTTATTGCATCTAGTTGCGTTTGTATTGATGCTCTCATTCTGTTAATACTTCTTTGTAATAGTTCTTTGTTGTGTGTGATAAAATA